GCCCATGCACCAGCAAACTTTGACATAGCTTGTGTGGTATCACGCCCAGCATTGATAAGCTGACGCATCTGGCCCACGGCTGTGGACGCTACTGATAATGCTGTTATTGGATCAATCATGCTAATTCCAATCTAATTGGACACTGATAGTCTGGGTCTACACGGTACAGTCTATCATAATAACCGTACCTGCGCGACCCGCAGTCATAGTAGCATATCTTATGGAAGCCTAGCATGTAAGATTGGCCCCAAGCGATTGTGACCAACGCGCAGATCATTTCAATCTGTAGACGCGCTATAGCGCCCCTGTCGAACCAAGAAGTCTTGCCACATAGGTTTGATCATCTTGTAGTTTTCTTCGACCTTGTAGGTAACTACAGCTAAATCAGCCTTCATGTCATGTACCTGTAACGCACCCCAACCAAGCACACCCAAACCCACTACACCAAGAACTTGCTCAAATTTCATTTTAGTATCCATTTGCAATGAGCTTGTTAAACTCTCCTGACATCAGTTTCTTTTTAACATATTCGGCAAACTCTTGCGATCCCAATTTCAGACCGCTTTCATTCAGCCACATTTCAACCACAACAAACGGAATACGACCCGCCAAACGCATGTCTGATCGAACATTGTGACCTTCAATGTTGCGCTCCTTATTCCAGTCCAAAATACGCTGGATGTCTTGCTGGCGATTAACGACAACCTTGTTATCCTCGACAGCGTACTTTGTGTTTAAGATATTATCCGTCATTCCCAACCCCTGTAAAGAAAGGGGGCCGAAGCCCCCAGTCTATTAGTTCACGTCTGCGATAACGCCGTGTGCTTTTTCTGATGTGACCTGTAGACCATATTCAGCAGAAATCAAGCGACGCTCTGACAGACCGTTTTTGGCAAGAGGCTCTTGCTTTGCAGTCTGTAGATACGCAACCGCTGCGTAGTTTGGATCAAGCACAAACACATCGCGTGAACGAATGTGACGCGCTGGAACAATCTGTAACTCGCCAAAGTCACTACATATTTCTTCAGTTAGATGCGCTACTCTCTAACCCGCCTTTCGGCTGCTACGGCTTGACCTTCTTACATACGCCGCAGATGAGACTATATCTTCACCCGTTCTGGGTGGCTTCCGCTTCGGGACGCTTGCCCCTACTCCCTTTCGGGATAGTCGTTGCACCTTCCTTATTTCTAAGGCTTGGCTCATGATTACCCATGTCTGGGCTTCCCATGAATTCAAAAGCTGACATTTATATATTCCTATATAAAGACACTAGTTATTTAACGACGCTTAGTTAATGTATACGTCAATGGCGGCGTTCAGCTTGCTATCTTCTGCTTCTTTGTAACGTGTCGCGTTACCTGTGAAACCTGAGATAGTTTGCTTTTGTGATGATCCACATAGAACAACACTTGGCTCTGCGCCAGCATCCCAACAATCAGCGATAACACCTTTTAGAAGTGTCTCTGTGATGTTGCGCTTTGTGCCGTCAGTCGCTGCTGCGTCTGGATAGCCTGCTGAACCTGTGCCTGATGTTGTGCCATCTGCACCAGATGTGCCGCGTGATGTGTTTGTAGTCAAGAACGCAGGTAGACCCGCTGTTTGACGTGCTGTTGACGCTGTACCCGCTGATGCAGCTACGTTGTCCAACAACATTTTTTCCATATCGCGCTTCATCTCTGACAGCTTGTACGCAACCTGCTTTGCAACAGTTTGTGCATCAGCAACACCATTAACCGCTTGGTTAGTGGATGAAACTTCTACTGTTTTTGTAGAAATCTGTGTGTAGTTACCCTTGCGTACTGCATTGGTTGGCGCACTGTTTGTCGCCGCGTCGCCTTCAACCGCACGGTTGTCTGCCGCTGCCGCTAGGTCAACTTCACTCCACTCAAAGTAAGTGTTGTCAACGTTGCGTGTGCCGATTGAACTCATAAAAATAGTTTCAGTCGGACTAATAGATGCCAATGCGGCATCAAGGTCTTCACGAATTGTAGACACGTCATATGTCTGGTTTGTGTTTGCATTTACAGCCATTGGACTGATCCTTTCAAAGCAAAAGTTTTATTTTACGATCAAGAAGTTGGCAACATCGTTAATATCGCCAGTTTTCTCCATTCGTGCCTTCGCCTGCTTACGTTGACGCTGTGTGTCAGTTTGCGCGGACTTTTTCGCAGATGGCTTGGCTACAGGGGGTTTGCCCTGCACCTTGGCTTTCGCCTGATCTTTGCGCGCGACTGCTTCACGATAGCGTAGTGCATCGCGCAAAATAGCGACTTCCTCTGCGGTCTGGACTGTAGAAAGCATATCATCCGTTAGGTTGTAATGCTTCTTGGCCTTTGTCGTAATGTCCATCATAACGGCATCACGTTTTTGCGGATCAGCGAACTCTGGCATCCATTCAGCCAAACGCGCGGCCTCTTGTTCAAGGCGTTGTGCTTGCTGTTGGCGCTGTTGTTGCTGTTGAGACAGTGCTTGCGCTTGCTGTTCCCATGCTACCCGCTTATCCACTGCACGACGATATTCTGCCTCTGCTTCCAAATAGCCCAGAGGGTCACTAGCGCGTAGTTCCTCGGATGGATATTCTGGTACAGGGGGGATACCCTCTTGCTGCAACTGTTGCATCATTGTTTGCAATTGTTGGCGTTCTTGGTTGGTCTGCTGAATTAGCGCTTCAACCGCTTTACGGGCTTCGGCGTTTTCTGCCATACCCTTTTGGATGTACTCTTGCCCTGAATAACCGCGTGTTAGTTCGTCCAAGGATACCTGCTTTTCTTTACCATCAACCTTGACGGTATAAAGCGGCTCTTGCTCGACTTCGGGTTCTTCGATCTCAACATCCTCAACATCGTCATCGAACTCTAAGTCATCGTCGGACAATGTATCGACGTCATCCTGACCCTCGGCCTCTGCTTCCATTGTCTCTGGCTGTTCGTCAACAACCTGATCCACAACATCATCAGATGCTTCATCAGAATTAACTGGCGCTTCCATAATCAAGTTTTCGGCAACTGCGCCTATATCGTTACCGTTGATCGGTTCAGTCGTTTCCACGGTGCTGTTCCTTCCGTTTCTTGAGGATCGTCACGGCGTCTACATCAGCCTTTAGACTAACCTCGATTGCATTTAGCGCACGAATGATTGCGTGTGCTTCCTCTCGCCCCTCAACGTCTGAGGCAGCGCTATCTGCGAAAATGTCTTTCTGACGTTCCCGCAAATCCTTCATAGTCTCAATAAAGTGTTCGTGATTTAGCAGTGCTTTAGAACGCGCTGCCCTTATCTCAATATCCACCCATTGCTCCCATCATATTCGCATTGTGTTCGCGGATCGCCGCTTGTTCTTCTTTGACCTGCTGAACATCAACTGCTGTACCGTACTTGCCCAGTATCTCGGCAACCTTAACCGCCAAGTCCTGAACCATGTCATCACGCGCCAAGTCGTCATCCATAGCCAGCTTGTGCATCTTATACTGCTGATCCATCTGAGCCTTGGCCATGTCTACCTGCGCACGGGTCTGTGCCTTCATTTGTTCTGCCTGCATCAACGCTGCGTTTGGATCGGGCATCGGTGGCTGCTGCGCTGCCGCTTGTTGTTGTTGCATCAACATCTGCTGTTCAATCTCTGGTGTGATTGGCAAGAAGTAACGCTCTGAATTACGCACACCGCCCAGCGCCATCATGTCTGCCATTGTGTTGCGCATCTGTGTAAGCGTCACAACGCCATTCATAGGCCCGTATGTTTGGTAAATCTGTTGCTGGATCGTGAACGCCTGCATCAACGCTGCTGCGCGCTCTGCCTCGCGCCCTGTGCCAATACCAACATTCACAATCAAATCCATCTCTGGATCAAAGTTTGACGGATCGACAGGCACAAACTGGTTGTTCAAACGCGCGATTTCTTCGCCATCAACATTCTTGATCGCCAATTCCAAGATAATGCGGAACAAGCGACGCATACCGCCCTCTGCAATGTTCCGTGCGATAACCTCTGCTTGACCCGCCTGACCCTCAACAGACGCCGCAACGCTGGTTGCTGTCGCGCTTTTCAGTACGTCTGGATCAAGACCCTGCGCCATCTTAGAAACGCCTGTCTTGTTGTCCACAAGTTGATCGAAATACTGCAATGCTGGCAATGTTTGACCCGCCGTGAACGGCACAGCCATTTCACCAACCGCACCCATTTGCTTTACGCGGACGATGCGACCAATCTCGTTATTCAGCAAGTCATCAATATTGGCCTGTCCGTCAACGATCTGTAGCGCGGGGTTGTTTGTCAGCGCCACGTTGTCCAGAACACCGCGCAGCATAGATGTCGCCGCATCCTGATCGTGCATCACCAAATCGACCAATGATGTACCAAAGAACGCATGTGGCTCTGGATCGACCTCAAAGATCGCGTATGGGGCCATATCAGCTTCATAGAAGTTCAATAACTTGTATCCAGCACCCGCACATATGAATTGGTACAAACGCGGCTTACCAGTGCCGTCAATGTCCAGTTCCATGTAAGCTGTCGTGACACTGACTTTCTTAGATGCTGCTGATGTGTTTTCGTCGTCATCTTCGTCAACGGTATAGCCGCGACGCTCGAACTCTGCCTCGTCATCCATTGCTGAATAACGACCACCGTCAACATCGCTTAATTCTTCTAAGTCAAAGCCCATCGCCAACAAGTCTGCAATCCGCATTTCTGTGGTGTGGCCGATCACATAGAAGTCATCAACAGAACGCGCGTTGCGATCCACAAAGAAATCTTCTGGTGGGATGCTTTCTACCTTGATGTCGCCCTTGGTGATGGTGCGCGCAATGCGAACATCATGCACAGGCAATTCAATCTCAATGCCCATTTCATCGACTTCAATCGACATCGTTTCAGTATGCTCAAGAACCTCAACGTCATCTTGGTCAATCAACAACTGCATCGCGTCATCTGTCAGACCTGTGAACGTGTGAACCTCTTGTTCTTCGCTTTCATCAAAGTAAGCAAACGCAACGCCAGCCTTTTTGACCATAGCGTCTTGCAATACGTCATTCAGTATGCGGTATCCGTCTTGCTGCTGAAACTTATAACCGATGTAGCTGGTCATTTGTTCGGCAAGCGCAACGTCCTCTGCGTTGCGTGGCTGAAACTCTACGAACTTGTCATTGGTCAAAAAAATACGCTGGATGCTAGGTTTAATCCCACGCACGACCTCGCGGCACTTTGTCGCAACAACTTGGCTGCGGCCTTGTTCGTATCCGATGTCAACCTCGCCATCGAAATATCTCTGTGCTTTGATACGTTGCGGTGAAATTTCGCCTTCGATGAAGTCCACCGCATCCATGATTGCTTTGGAAACGATGCCTTCAATTTCTGTGCGACCAAGTTTTTCAAGTTTCATGTCGTTTCCTTATTGTAGACCGCCAGATGCTAGGTATTGCATCAAGCTGCGCTGCACTAAACCTTCGTCAAGTTCACCAACTAATTGGTTCCGCAGGTACGCTTGACCTGTTGGTGTCGCCATTGCCCGATTGCGCGCAGGGATGCCAGCCATGCCCAGCGCCGCCCCGTATAGCGCTGCGTTGTTTCCGACTTGATTTCCAGATAAAACATCAAGGGCCGCTGCACCCATTGTCCCCGCACCAACAGTCGGCGCTTGAGCCATCAATCGCTCTGCCGTATTAGATGTCCCCTGTTGCTTGAGAGCAACCTGACCAGCTTGAGCCAATTCAGAAAGATCATTTTTCCCAAAAACAAACGCACGTTTGCCAAAAACATTGCGTGTACTTTGTGCAAGCGCTGCTGGCGATATGATTGCCTCTGCAATATTATCGCGTTTTCCCAAAGCATCCTCTAACGCCAAGAAATCACGATATTCTTTGTTTGCATTTACCCAACGCTTACGGGCGTCTTTTGGCAAAGCCCTGAATATAATGTCCTTAATCACTGGCATCATTTCACGCGCTGCAACACCTGTTTCATCGCCACGACGTGTTAATGGGTTAAGAGTTTGGTGCAAATACCGAATTTGCTCTGTGCTAATCGGCTTTCCGCTTGTGTGTGACTGCGCAACTGCGTCAAAAGCTTGTTGAAATACAGGGGATCGCAACATTTCTGATGCCTGCCCCTGATAGCGTTGCAAAACGCGCGCTAGGTCTGCTGCATCTTCTAGCTTCACCTTGGGCTCTACTGCGCCGATAGTAATATCAAGATCGTTACCTATACGGCGATAAGCTGCTTCCATGTCGCTTCCAAGGTTGCCAAACTTTGTTACACCGATACGCTTAAACGCTGCTTTAGTGAAGTTTCGCAAAGCCTGCTCTTGAAGCGCCAATCCTAAATCTGACCCTTCTTCCATCAGCATGGCTGATTTGCTTCCCGTAGCCTGACCCGCACTTGGGAATACACCTTCGTCACTCAACAACTGCAACGCTTTTTTAGTTTGACCTGTGATTTTACCACCCGTTGGCGAAACAACACGCTTATATACTGCTGGCGACAACACCATCGCAGCAATCTCGGTTGGCAACTTAACATTTTCTGGCAAGTTAGATGCTTTTACAGTCTCCACCGCTGCGGCTGGGACTAACGCCTGCGCCACGGGACGACGACCCATGCCTATCGCAAACTCCCCAGTGGTTTGCAAAACATCACCCTCAAATGATTGCGGATCGTAGTTATACAATTCTGGCGTTGCACGTTCTGCTGCACCCGCAACTGCACCTGAATACTTGCGTATGTCTCCCACGATCGGCAAGGCTTCCATGCCTGCTGTAATGCCTGACATGACACCTTCGCTTGGCGGTTTACCTGTCAAAAATTTGGTACCTGCTTCGATACCTGTCGTTGCTAGTTGCGCAACATCCGCTGGTAAGTCTGCAACCTGTGCTGCACCGCGATACAAGCCTGATGCCAAACTTGCACCAAGATCAGGTGCTTGTTGACGCACCTGCTGCAAAAAACCGCCTTCTTGTTCTGATGTAGGTAATTGCTCTGGTGGCGTTGGGTCAGTGTAATCAAAGCGATCTTTCAGTTCTTGATTGAACTGCCTCACTGCATTGAAATTATTTTCTGACTGAGCAATGCTACGTTTTTCAAGCAACACATCTAGCGGCGCTGTTTTTAACGTGTATTTTTTTTCGTCGGCCATTTGTCACCTAAAAATAACTGTCTGCGTTCGGAAAGATCGGGTTCTCGTCATTCCACTTTGCAATGTACTGATCCCAGCGCTGATCTAGGAATTGCGTATTATTATCTGCCATCCACTGACGCGCCAACTCTGCGGTTTCCAGCTTGCGACGATACAGCTTTTCACGAATATCAAGTATTGTTTGAATACCTGCGCCAGTGTTAGATAAGTTCGCCACCGTATTGTTGATGAATGTAACGTCTGCGTTTGAAACACCAGTGCCTAGTGAACCGCCTAGAGCGTCAAGAACTGACTGACTTGCAAACGCACGGAACGCTTCACCTGATGCAATGTCAGCTTCACCAATGCCAAGCTGCGCCAACAAACTAGAAGCATTGTTAAATAATTCTTGACCTGCACCGCTACGGAACGACGGGTCTTGCGTCAAGTTTCTTTGTACTTGTATAGTATTTAAAGCATCTACCGCAGCAGATGCGTCGTTAGCCATATTAATGTTTCGTTCGGCATAGAATTTACCCATGCTCTTATCGAACTCTTTTTCTTGACCGCCGATATTAATACCAGCACCGCCAACCTGCGTAACTTTACCGTCTGAAGCTAAATTAAACAGTTTATCTGCTGGTAGGTTTGTACCCATCATCGCGTTAATTTGCTCACCAGTCATACTTTTGTATGTGGTCTTTTTCGCCTCAGACGCTTTTGCCAAAGCCATCCGCATGTTCATTTCACGTTGTGCGCGCTCGTCTGCTGCCACCTCGTTCAGATACCCAGCAAAGCCCGTTTTCATGTCTAGCGCACCGCTTTGAATGCCCTGTAAGTAACGCTGTGCTACTGCATCGCCTGCGTTCGCGCGCTTCTCTAGCTCTTGAATAGTTGCGTTACGACGCTGTGATGCAAGCTGCTGCGCACCGCGCTCGCGTATTTGCTCACCCATACGCATTTCTGGCATGATAAGCGCATCCAAACCCGCACCGAAACGCTGGATCGGTGACAACCCATCGACTTCGCTCATTTTGTTCAATCGACCAAATAATCCACCGATCATTTTGCGCTCCTTAACCTGTTGGAACCATGCTTGCGCCAAGCTGCAAGTAGTTAAACAACCCTGGGTTGTAAGACTGCTGTTGACCGCCCATATTAGGCATTCCGCTAATACCTGACATAAACGTATTCATCGCCTGATTAGGTTGCCCCGCGTAACCCGCAAACTGCTGCTTGCCTGCGTTAATCAAGTTCTGCATCAACTGCTGCTGCATTGCACCCTGCTGCATTTGCTGGTTCTGGATCGCCTGACCGTAACCGAATGACTGCTGGCCTAGACCACCCATCTGGTTCGCCGCCGCCAACATCTGCTGGTTTGCATTTAAACCTGCTGCTTGGTTTAGCTGCTGCGCTGTCATTTGATTTTGCGCCGCTTGACTTGCCGCTTGGTTGGCTGCTGTTGCGCCGAACTGTCCCGCTTGGTTAGCCGCTGCCGCACCAAACTGACCCGCCTGATTGGCCGCTGCTGCACCGAATTGGGCTGCTGCGTTTCGCGCTGCCATGTTCTGTGCCGCCGCGCTTTGCTGCTGGCCAACATCAAACTGTGCCGCACCCAGCGCCGTGTTGAAGCCTTGTGCGCGCATACGGGCCGCTGCATCAAGTGCCTGTTGATTAAATGCCTTGTTGCTTTCCGCTTCTGCAATACCGTGACGCGATCCACCGAACGCGCCTGCCGCCGTTGCTTGCTGACCAATTTGGTTCATCGCTGCTTGCTGCGCGCCGCCAATGTCACGCAATGTAGCCTGAACAACTTGGCTTTCATACGGGTTCTGGTAATTACCCATCTGGCTTGCCGCTGTCGATGGCCCACCCATTTGTGATGCTTGATAGCCTGTCGAACCGTATCCTGTCGGCCTGTAGCCTGTAGCCTGATAACCTACGCCTTGCACTTGCTGTGGGCGATACCTCATAGCTGATGCTGTACCAGCTAACGCTGCTTGCTGTGCGCCCGATGCTTGCTGGTATGGGTTAGCCATGCCACCCCCCATTTGCGCTGCTGGCTGCTGCACTGACGCTCTGCCTTGAAGTGGCTGGTCTACTGGCCTTGGTTGAAATGCTACTGGTTGCCGAGGCGTTGCTATTGATTGGGGATCGCCAAATACTGTTGAGGGGTTTGCTGCGCCTGCCATGTTATTTTCCTCTCCGCGAACCGCCCTGCATCTCTAATGCGACAGGCTGTTGTGTTGCTGCGTTTGCACCGACTTCGCCAGTGACAGGGTTCATTGTAAAACTACCCAAGTGCGCTGCCTGCGCTGGGTTCGCTGCTGCATGGGACGCAACCGCTTGATCGTAAAGAGGCGCAGACGAATAACCTTGAACGCCACCTGCAAAAGTCTCTGCTTGCGGCATGTACTGCTGTCCACCTGTCGTCGGCATCCCGAACGCGCCAGCCATCATGTCCGTTCCTTGGAATGATGCTTGCTGCATCGGGCTAAACGCTGCAACCTCTGGCCCGTAATATGGGACATAACCAGTTTGTGAAACATCGCCTGCCATGCCGATCTGCTGCTGTAGCGCTGTTTCGTAAAACTTAGGTAAGGTTATTTTTTGTTCCTGTGACCCGCCTTTTGCCATCTTAAAATTCCTTTACAAAGTGTGTTTGCAACACTTCCCATCCTAAAGCCTTCAATGGCTTTTTCCATCCAACCCGACCTGACATCATCGCTGCGTCACAGCCTTGCTCTATCGACCAAGCCTTAACGTCTGCGTCCATATCTAGTATTTGATCCAATTCGCCACCAGCCAAAAATACATTTAGGTACTTCTTTCTAGGATATACCACAATTTCCGTAACAATACACCCCCTAGCGGCTGGCCATAGCTGCATACGCCCATCTTGTATGCCTTGTGCAATGTCATCAAACGTATGTGTACCCCCAGAATACTCCAAAGCCGCCTCAATCCAAGGGCGACAGCGCTCAATCGGGTTCATCTCTGTCATGTCATTCACGATGAATGCTCCCCATGTATACGCGTAATTGTCATAGTCGCAGCAGGCGATGCTGGTGAAAATGATGTTGCTGCTGTGGAATTTAAGCTGCCCTGCGTCTTGCTGACCGCCCACTTAGCTTCTAAGTAATCATTCGCATCAAAGTTAAACACTGCACTGCGCGAAACCACTAAAGTTGCGCCGTTGTTATGCAGCACATTAACCATAGTCGATCCCGCAATGTTCGTGCCGTTTTTTGCAGGCCAGAAATAGAACGTCACATCACTGCCAGTTGACGATGTGATTTCTGCCGTGAAGTTAATCAGGTATTCACCAGCTTCTTCAAACACAATGCGCTCTGGGTTTGTTCCATCACGATCAATGTACTTGTTGCCTGTCGGTGCATCGAATGTGATGGAATACGCTGTGTTGGCTGCTGCCGCTGTGACATCTGTAGATCGTATCAGTGAGGCATGACCGCCCTCCATGACGATCTGGCGAAACTCATTGTTATACGAAACAACAGGGTATCCATACTCACGATCCCACAGCAAAACGCCATCCTCTGACGGATTATCGTCTGCGGTTTTCTGCCCCAGCTTTGCTAGGTTACGCTGCAAATACGATGATAGCTGCCGCCCCCACTGGCGTAGGTCTGGGCCAAGAGGGGGTAGGATTGGACTTGGCACTAGCGACGACCCCCAGCAATAGCATCAATACGCATGTTGCCGACCTTCCACTGCGTCGCCTCTTGGCCCTCAACACGCATACGCAACTGACGACCAGAGAAACGAACTGATGTTGGATTGGCAGGTGTAAACGGTCCGTGAGTAGTTTCAGTCGCGTTTGGGTAAAACCGCGTTTTAAATGTTACGTCTACATCGCCTTGCGTAAGTTCGTCAGGGATTAACTTTGTGACCTTTGCAATCTGTTCGCCAGAGCCAATACTAATCGGCCCTGTTTCCGCAAAAGTTGTAGCGCCATCGTAGTTGAAGCCGACTTCGTGATCGTAGATGTCACTGTCAGAATTATGCCCCGCCATAAAGGGGTAACGGAAAACACCACGCTCAACACCAGCAGTGCGAGAAAGATCGCCAATAAGCCAGTGATTTTCCTTGTAATCAAACGCAACGTAACGATCGATTTCTGTGCTGTCCGCTGAACAATAGAACCACCAGATTTCACCGTACTGGCCCAATGCAAGTGACCAAACCTTGGATTGCTGACCTACGTTGAAGTCGTTAAAAACATAATCATGCACATCGCACGGTATTTCGGACACTGAGTTACCGTCAAAGCGGAAGAACCCACGCTGCCCCATCCAGAATACGCCAACGTCAACGTCTGATGCTGACTTGCGTGAAATCGCCCCACAGGACGTGCCAACGCGCTCAAAGCCGTAGACGTATGGTGGACCTAGATAACGCGCTGTGTGCGCGTCTGTGTCCGTTATGATGAGCGTCTGACCGCGTGTACGAATGCCCTGCATAATCTGGCCTGACGTTTGCAGTTCAATGTCGCCAGCCTCGTTTGTCGCGGCAGGCGTCCAAGTCGTACTAGCTTCGCGATCACACCACTGCACTTTACGGCTGTTGCCGCCCGCGCCTAGAGCGAAAATAAAACGCTCCTCTGTCACAACTATTGCAAGGTTGTCTGTTGGCGCATTACTTAGGGCAGAGGCCGTAGCAGGCAAAGCAGAACTATCCCAGATTAATATGCGCCCATCGTCATAGTGACATGCGATTAAATCTTCGCCAAAGTTATCAATCGACCAAGTTGTCGCCTCTTGTGGAACGCTTAGTTCGTTTACCTGAATGGGCTGACCGTAATATCCAAGACCATAAGCACCACCACCGAAGCCTGTGTTTGCCGCTGCGTCCTCACGGCCCGTTGCCAAGTCAGTAGGCGTGATGTCTGTGATCGTGCCAGCGCCAGTCATAACTTTTAATTCGCTGTGCGACCCAGCCGCCAAGTAGGCATTGCCATTTAGCAATTCCCATGTGTGCATTCCGCGTATTGGGTTTGTGGCAAATGAAGTCTTGCGCTCACGCCAGCCACCAATCGGGCGTAAGCTATTGTCACGCCAACGCACAAGCGACCCGTCACGCCATCGACCCGCTTGTTCTAGGTCAGTGCCGTTGCGGTAAAAGCCTGCGGGGATGTCTAGTGGGATGAGCGTCATGATGGCACCGTATAAGTGTATGTACCAGCAGATGTATATTCCGTAGCAACACCGTTAGTAGTTAGTTTACAGTAGCCACCAGCCCCTGCTCTACCATCAGTACCAGGGTCAGGGCTAATGTTTGTACCAGCGGCACCTATTACTACTGTAATTTGAGTTCCTGGCGGTAATAATAAACTACCTGTAGATGGCATACCTACATACCTTGTTATTGTAGCACTACTGTTCCAAGCAGTGACTGTGTAAGCAGTGCCGTTAGTACCACCAGCGTAGCCACCTTCACCGCCGTTTCTACCTGAAAATGGCCTCGCACCACCGCCGCCACCGCCAGCGCCGTAACTTGTGGAAGGTGCGGGACTTCCCGCTGATTGATTGTTGCTGTCTGAGTTCGCACCACCAGCACCACCATTGCCATAGTATGAACGTGAACCATCACCCCAGCCTGTCTGGATACCACCACGACCGCCTGCACCACCTGGAGATGTAATCGTGGAAAAGCCTGAACCTGATAGCGTACTTGCTTGACCATCCGTGCCGTTATTAGCTGTAGTCCAGCCTGAACCGCCACCACCGCCGCCACCAATGATCTCATAAGTAACAGACAATGCTTTAACAGCACCATAAAAGTTTGACAGGCTAATCTGACCAGACGTTGGTACACTTGTGTTGTTGCTAGTCACATAAGAACCATTACGGTAATATTCTGACAGACTGATAGGATTGCTGCCTCCAAACTCTGACTGAATATCGGCTAGACTTATCGCACCACTAGACTGTAACGCCATTCTTCAGTTCCTCAATCTCTGCCTTCAACTCTTTAATTGCCTCAATTAACAGGCCGTGCAATTGATCGTATTGTACAACTTTATACTGCGTACCTTCCTCGCCTTGGAATGCTAGTTCTTTTTCTATTACCGCAGAAGGCATGACTTTTTCCACCTCTTGCGCGACCACACCAGCCGATGCCTTGCCATCATGCTTGTATGTAAATGTGTAACCTGACAAGGCGCAAACCTTATCCAGCGCACCGTCAATGCGTTCGATGTCAGTCTTTAAACGCTCATCCGAAACTGTTGTGGAGTAGGCAGTAACATTACCATCAACGTGCAAGTCGCCATCGTTTTCAAGGCGCATTTCTTCTGCACCAGCCGTGTACCAGCGGATACCTATATTTGCATCGTAAAACGTGTAATCATGCGTGTTGCCAGAATAAATGTCAGCAGATGTACTATTACGGCGACGATCATCTTCAAGACGAATAGAGGTGCCACTAATTGTAATACCGTAGTTGCCATCGCCTGTGTAGGTTGTATTAGTATCGGTAGGTGTTGCCCATGTAAATGTACCGTCACCATCTGAACGCAAGAACTGCGATGTCGTACCGTTGCCTGATACGTTTAGTTCTGATGCTCCAACCGCGTTTGCTGCAATTTCCGATGCCCCAACCGCGTTTGCTGCAATTTCTGATGTTCCAACTGCGTTTGCTGCAATTTTTGCCGCCGTAACCGCATCTGTCGCCAACCGCGCAGCGTTAACCGCACCATCTGCGATCCGCGCAGTTGTGACCCAATCATTCGCCGTGATTGTGTTTAACTGCGTTTGAATGTTAGACGTTACACCATCAACATAGTTTAGTTCGGCAGTGTTCGCCGTAACGCCGTCTAGTACATTTAACTCTGCCGCCGTTGCCGTAACGTCAGTACCATTTATAGTCAGTGTACTGTGGTCAGGAGCCACCGTCCCAGACGTACCGTTCACCGCATCAACGATTGTGTCCAACGCTGTGTTTATAGTTGTACCCCAAGTGTCCTCTGAGCCGCCAACGGTGGGTTTGGTAATGTTAATCGCCATTTTTCAATCCTCTGTTAGCTGCAATATATCAGCTATTTAATCATCCGTCCATGTATCGCTTGCCGACACGTCATCTACCCAAATACTACTTGCCGCTGCGTCATTGACCCAAGTCTCGACGACAGCGTCATCGTCTTCCCACTTTAGCCTGCCTGCGGTCAACGCAGTAACAGATGCCTCTGACAGCATACCTGTGGCTCTAATGCGACCCGCGCTATTTAGCGTTGCAGCGCCACCCTCTTGCACAAGACCCGCAAAGGCAATGCGGTTGCCGCCAAACAAGGTTGTCGCCGTGCCTTCTGATGCCATTCCCGTAAAGCGAACGCGGAAGCCGCCGTTTAGCGTTGTGCTACTGCCCTCTGTTAAATAGCCCGTAGACTTGACGCGCGTAGAACCCATGTCTGTCGCAGCAGATGCGCTGGACAACATACCCGCAAACTTAGCGTCACCAACCGCATAGCCCTCAAGCCAATACGTTTCACCGCCTGCCGCCGTAGGATCGGGTTCTACATAATACGCTGTCATTCCGCATCCTGTATTACAAGTGTGCCAGCCTCAACCTGACGCATGATCTCTGCGTAGTGGCGGTTAGTCTCGTCCATAGGAATAAACATTACCAAACCATCTATCGTGGCAATTACAGAGTTATTGTTGCCGTTTTCATCTGTTCCATACTGCGCTAATGTTATGTTCATTTCTTACAACTCCGCATCCGCTGTAAAGCTATATTGAAGGATATAAGCATACCCCGTAGTTAAACCGCTATCGACAAAATCACGATTACAATATCTGTCCGTAAGACGCCCTCCACCTGAGGCGGATTTTTCTAACCATACTGATCCTGTATATCGATTCACTGTTCCAGAAGCAGACGATCCTGCGTTGTTTCCACGATAAACAACAACCGTTGGACTTGTTCTTTTTGTTACCGCAAATTCTATAGTTACGCCAAAATTATTAGTAGCAAAAGCTATACCAGTTTTTCTATCTGGAAGTGCAAGACCCGCTGCGGGGGTAGTCCCCTGCGAAAAGTCCTTTTCAAAATACCTCTGGCACCTCGCCAGTTCATCCCCGTATGACCGATGCTCGAAGGGGGTGGCTGTGTCGCCTACTTCTAGTTGGACTTGTGACAACGTAATAGACTGAGAGGCTGCACTTGTATTTCCAATTGCAATTCGCAACA